AAAGCTCAGGAAATGCTTCTTGATATTTCTCAAACGTACGGCGCCGAATCATCATGAATCCAGTACCAATTTCAGATACTTCAACTGGTTCACCAATTGGGATCTGAGCTTGACCAGACTTAGGATTGAACACATAATCACCAACATATTTTTCTAGATTATTTGGATTATCGTCAGCAACACCTTTATCTACGGCGAGCTTAATCTTTTCCCAAGAGATGCACTTCTTAGGATATGGACCGCCGATAACGTCGTATGGGCTTGCTTCATCTTGAATGGCAAGAAGAGCAATAACGTCATTTGGATTGAATCCAATATCACTGTCAATGAACATCAAGTGAGTCGCGCCTGAACGCATAAACTCGTCAGCACAATAGTTGCGTGCTCGAGTAATCAGAGATTCGTTGAATAGGAAGTACAGCTGAAGAGGAATACCGTATTGGGTACAGATAGCTGATAGATCGGCGACTGAACGGGCAAACATGCCTGTGCACTGACCGCCATACATGGGCACCGCTAGGAATAGCTTACGCGTTCTTAGAACTTCTATAGGGACTTTTACTTGAAAATTAGACATATTTCACTCCAATGTTATAAGGACATTCATTCAAGACATGATGAAGCATCATTGTACTACAATTATTTATATATGCACATCATACCAGTTCAGGAATTTTTAAACGATTTTCTTTATCTTTTTGTTCTTCTGAGTCTTGAACATACATCTCAATGATTGCATAATGGATGATTTTCATCAGATCCTTTCGATTGTAACCTCCCTTCTTGCCGTATCGTTTAGCGTACTTCATGATGTTGCCCATACAAAAACCAGTGCCATGACCAGCATCAATAATCATATCAGTCGCTTGATATTTGCCGCTATAGTGTTCGTTATAGGTTGCATCGATATATTTCATTACCGTATCGACAGATTTTTTTTCATTGTATTTGTATTCAATCACGAGAAGAAATCCTCCAATGTTGTTGCCTGCTGTGTATTGTTATATTCTTTACCTTGCCAATGCGGGTAAAATTCTCGAGAAAGATGAACTGACTTAGGCTTTTCCATGAATAAGAAGTCTAGTTCACCGTTCTGATTGATCATGTGCTTGGTCCATTCAAAGAGCTTTACATCATCTGTCTGTTGTTTCTTACATTCATCGATGAATATGCTTCTTATCGTATCGCGATCTTTCCATGAACCATAAAATGGAGTGCCTTTATACCAACCAGTCTTAGGAATAGGACGACTCTCATTCTCAATAGGGAGAGGTTCATAGATCTGTGCAGGAATATTGAACTGCTTCACTGCATCGAAATAATTCTTAACTAGATCTCGAGTAGATTGTTCGGGATTACCTTGGCGGCAAAGATGATGACGAATATCGATGTTGCCAAAGTAAAATTCTAGTTGTTTAAATTCAAATTGATTGCTATAGATGAATTTATCTAGACCTTCTTTCAGAGCTCCAAACAAAGTTTTGAATGGCACTGAGTTGACCATCCAACCAGGACGATACATGCAGATAGCATGACTATCACCACACGAGATCTTATCATATGTCTTGATAAGATTAGGATCTACGACTTTTGCGCTATCTTGAATGCGCTTTAGATTATCCCAATCAACTTCATGCCAACGAGGATCTATATCTTCTTGCTTGTCTTTGTCTGTTAGGATGCGCATACGATCTTGTAGCATCGCATGATAGTCAGGAAAGTCGATACAAATCGAGTACACTTTGCCTTTAAACTGAGAGAACTCTTTGAAGTTATCTACATTAGCATACTCTTTCAATCCACCAAAAAGATTTAGAGTTCCACCCCAATCATTGCCATGATAGACGTATATCGTATCATAGTCATGAACATTCTTTAGATTGCCAGTTGTAGCAACATCAATATCTACACCAGACTGCTTTACCTGATCGACATAAATGATACCTTGTGCTGCACGATGACTGCTAATACTCTTTGATATTGGAGTAAAAGGGCTCATCAATAAACATTTATTGCGCATGCTTATCCCACTTAACGTTTGAATTTACTCTGTCGTAGATCGTTTGATCTCGTTATACGGGCTCTGTGCCTACGTTCCAGAATATTATATCACGTCCACTATATTTAGGTACATACTTGTAGGCCTTTCCATCGTAGGTATTTACAGTAGGAAATGGTGGTAGATTCTCTGGTTTCTCGGTATCCTGAAAGTCCAATGGTTCTGATATGACTTGAGCTCTTCCAAGTTCACCTGCCTTTAGGTTTCGTGCAACTGCCACGCAATTAAACTTTGCTTTTGGCCATGCGATCTGAAGTGCTCTTGACAATACACCAGTAGAGATAGCAATATATACTTCTTCTGGTGCTGGAATCTTGCTTGCAATTTTTACTATACCTGCAGTGACTAGTTCATGTCTCAATCCAAGAGGAACAAAGAATGCGCCATTTTCTTTTGCCCAATCTGCAGCTGCTTTATTTAAATTTGGCATAGCAGCGATACGTTTGAACATAGGAATAGCACCGCGTTCTATACAACATGCTTGATGTAATGAAATTTTCTTTGATGCAGGCATAAACAATACCACTTTCTTATTGTGACGATTTGCTACATCTAAAAGAGATACACCAGCAAGACCTACACGAGGTTGAGAATATACGATAGTATCTGAGGGACAGCGTGATATGAGAAGATCTCCGCCTCTTACCTTTGTTCCTGTAATCAAATCATCTCTGACTACTCTGATGCCTTCATGCTCTACGATGACTGGTGCAGGATTAGGATCTTCCCATCCTTCTGCCAATGACAAATAGTATTCCTTTGCTGCTTCAAGACCATAGAGGCCAACATCTTTGTTGACTCCATCAATTACATGATTATCGTGTGACATCGTACTTTCCAGTTTTCAATGACCAATTATTCGGATAAACCCAATCATAAGGAATCTGTTTAGTCTGCTTCTTAGTTCCAAACCTCATAGCCATATATTTAAAATGCATACACAATTTATCTTCTAGATTCAGATACATATGCGTTGTAATAGGATTGCTCTTATGCTGAGCAAGATAATTCATCATCTCTACTAACTGATATCCTTGCTTATTCGTAGGCACGTACTTACCATCTTCATCGACCTCATACTTACACTTACCCATCAAGTTAGGACCATCAAAGATCTGTTGAAGTCCATCGAAGAATCCTGTGCCTCCATGCAAAAAGCTATCTGGATCTACCCATTCTGGATGAGACATAGCGACATGACGAGATGCGTTCTTACAAGGATACATAGCATTCCTAAATCCTTGTTCCTTTACGAAATGTTCATTTAGAAGCTTAGTAAACTCCATCATAGAATACGGTCTGTCTTTTGTTCCTAATAATTTAGACAGAGGTTCAGCAGCTCGTTCTGGAACGGTTGCTAACCAGTTATGTACTTTTGTATCTTTAGGATAATAGATCTGAAATAGGTCTGAACGCGAATGACGATGATCCTCAAATCGGGTAAGCATAGCAGCTGCACCACCATCTCTCCATGTAATGTATGTTTGCCAGTGCTCATTACTAAATGAGAACAATATGCATGCAGTCATGATTCTCAATGGATCGTCGATGACCTTCATCTCATCTACGAATGGACATTCATGCCAATGTAGGCGATGAGACAGCTGTTGATAGTTCTGCCTAAGCATAGAATCTTCTCGTTCATCATAGGCTCTACAAAACTCAAAGAACTTTTCAACTCGTTCTTCCAGAGTCCAATCTCTCATCCAACTATGAACTGGTTTACTCTTATGGTCGAGATCTACATTTACAAGTGCCTTATAGGCGATATCCTTTGATGTATCTGTAAGTAGTGCTTCAAGATTATTCATAGAGCAGCGAACATTTGTTTGTACTGATCTACGGTCAATCCTGCTTGTTTAAGAATAGCGTCATCAGAAGGATGAGACTTCATACCATTAAACGTCTTAACGATGCCAAGATCTAACATGGCTTTCTGACGTCCATATGGATGATCTTTGATCTTACAGCTAGACCATACTGCATCAAAATCTAAATGATCATACGCTGCACCTGGTCGAACATAGTTTTCTACCCATCGAATAAAATCACAGCACACGTCTTCAGCATTATATGGCATTGATCCAGTATCTTCATAGATCTTTGTCATGACTGCATCCAAGAACTGCTCTTGTTGCATCTTCTTTACTGGCTTTGCGAGATAAGAGATACACTCTACAGCATTGGTGCCGTAATAAAACATGCTTTCTTTATTGACATATTGAGGATACCAATCAGCAACGTCTGCAACGACTGCGGCGTATTGAAACCTATACGCATTTATGCCATTCCGTTTGTTCCAATTCAACATGAATTCACCAAGTTCACGAAGATCTTTCTTCGATCCACTCGATTCTAACCATTCAGCCATCTCTCGAGCAAGATGAGGAGCAAACTCAGTTAGATAATAGTCTCCGCTACGCTTATATCCAGATCCCGCTGGTGGTTTAGGAAAGCTAGGAAACTGATAGCCAATTGAAGTATAAAATGGTTGTGGATAATGATTGACGAGTTTAGTCATCTCTTCAATAGTTTTACACTGATAGAGATGCAATAGAAGTGTGTTATGATACCCAGATGGTTTGGTCGAGTAATTGATAGCACTACCAGTTACTCTATGAAGAATAAAGATGTACAACCATTCTGGTAATTTAAAGTCAGAGTGTTTACCAGTCCATGATTTAGCTACCATATCGCGTTGTCGAGTATGAACGCCGGCTTGCATCTTACGCCAATATGGATGTTGATCTGTCCATCCGTAAAAGCAATCATTTACAATCTGAGAGAATCCAGCGTACTTACGTTCAACTACATCATATAGATGCACATGATGAAGCAACTCATCACCCATATTAGATTCTTCATGAGCCATCATGCCATATGGTTCATCGTCTGCTACATTGCACTTGATTTGCTGATCTAATGCAAGCTTATAGTATCTCACATATTCATCATAATACTGAGTAGATTCAATCATATAAGCCAGACTTTATCATACCAATTTACACTCACACCTGCTTCTTTAAACATGCTATAAGATTGTTCGCCAGATACTTTCCACTTTTCAGGGATATCAGCTTTTGTTATTTCTGGAGTATATATGACTACACGCTTAATGCCTACCTGAATAACACCTTTAGCGCATTCTGAGCAAACAGGTAATCCATATACGTAAAGAGTAGCTCCATTCAAACTTATTCCGTTAAGTGTAGCGTTATAGATGCAGTTCATTTCAGCATGAACTACATATTTATACTTCTCTTCACGATTATTTAGGCGTGCTGATGTGTCATCAATACCACGAGGAAAACCATTATATCCTTGGGATAGAATCTGTCCTCTTACACCAGTAGTGATAGATCCAACTTTGATAGATGGATCCTTAGACCACGTTGAAATATGACGCGCTAACTCACTATACTTCATATCCCAGTTTGTCATTTGATTATATCCTGATAATACATCTTAAAACATTTATTATGATATTTGTTTAAAATAGTTTTATTAACATGTTGCTTACAACCTAAACAACTTATATACTGTTTATTAATTGGTGTTTTTCCAGTTTGAGCTTTACTAACTGCTTCTTTAACATGATTAGGTCTTTTTTTACCAAACATCGGATTATTTTCGCCAATCATTTTTTCCGATTGTTTAGGTCTACTTTGTCCTTTTAATTTCTTATTCATTAAGGTTTTAAAATCAGATGCTTTTGCTTTACGCTCTGATGTCCATTTTTCTTTCATTTTTTCTTTTGTTAAAGAAGAATGAGTAAATCCGTGTTTCCAACCATGTGATCCACCAACTGCATTATTCCAACCTATATTTTTTGTAGGTCTTAATTCATTTTCTAATGAAAAACATTCTTCTCTAGAACCTTCAAATAAGATTTTAATTTGGCAGTCATCGGGAACTCGTTTACTACGCAAATGCTTCCTAAATCTTGTTGTAGGATATAAAGTAACACCAATATAACCCGAAAATTGTGGTTCATCACATGATGAATTATAAATCCAATATAGATAACTTTTCATGAATAACTCCTTATTATTATTTTTATTTATAATAATAAGGAAGTACTATAATGACTATGCTAAGCAAATTGGTTATTTGGATATAATATTTTATAACGTTCTTTTGTTATAGTACTTTCACCGGTTTTTGAGTAATGATCCAATAAATAAAAATTTCTAGAATATAAATGAAGACTTCCAACATTCCAAACAATAGATCCTAATTGAATTCCTAAATCATCGCATAATTGAAGTACAACATATTGCTGCCACGCGAAATCATTACGATATCCCGCCCAAACATCATTGGATCTCATGTTTACGATAGCATGTAAACGATCATAACGAATCAAATACTGAACCGTATTGGTACACATAAAATCATTCATGCCAAGAAACTTATAATCATAGTGCATGAATGGCCGAGTGTAAATCATCACAGCACGACGAGAATTGGGATTCTGTTGTAGTTCCTTTAATACATTCTTGTACTGATTACCATTTTCTTCGCTATAGATGCACCAACCATAGTTAGAATTAATATAACCATGTTCATCTGCTACTTGTTTCCAAATTTCAGGTGCACCGCCAGGAATATCATGAACACTCAATGACTGTGACTTATACCATTCAAGTTCACGAGCAACATAATCAGTATTCACCGTACCAAAGATCGATGGTTCATCAGCGATAAACTGCGCACCAGCTAATTCAAGTGTCTTAACGCCAGTCTTATCGATTACAAAATCTTCAGATCTAAGGGCAAGATTAAAATATTCGCGAATAGAACTAACAGTATTGTGTCGCATC